CAATAATTCCTGGTGTCGATGATCTTGAAAAAGGAGTTGATTACGCATCCGGTGGAATAGCAGATTTTAGACAAGGCTATCGTTCTGGCAAAGCCGTAGAAGTAGTAACCAAGCTGCCTGAGTTCTTAAAATTCGTGGACGGATTATTGATCAAGGCTTCAAATCAAATTCGACAGGGACTCGGAAAATGGAAAGGCTTGGATATAAAGCAAAAAATAGTGCAACATGACAACCTGACCAAACTAGTCACAGAATTTCAGAAAACTAAAAAATTTGACCCAAAAATGAACGAGTATTTTGGAATCGACGCCGAGAAGGCGTTTATCGAGGCGCAAGCTCAAGTTAAAAAAGGAAAGATCTGGAAAAGTTCAGAAGGAGAGACTCAAGGCATCGCCATGGGATATAGTGAGGCAGAATTAAAAGGATTAGATCAAGCGATGGCTAAAGGAACCGCTTTATCGGACGCTATGAAAGCACTGAATTTGAATCCTGCTAGTTCAAAGGATTATTTCAAATTTGAAAAATTAGTATCAGAAGGCATGATTGGTTTTTCAAGAGAGCTGAAAGAGCAGATTATAAGAGCTAAGTATGGAGATGTTGTTAATAAGGAACTTTTAAATCAAATGCTAACGGACAGCAACCCACAAAGATTATCTGAAGTCATGGGAACCATTGATGAAGGCGTGATTATGCATGAAAAAGGAATGGGAACCGATGAAATTATTAATACTCTTAAAGAATCTTTTAAACGAAGACCAAACGCTGAAGGTGGCTTGATCCCCGGCTATGCAACCGGCGGCGTATCCAACCTTTTTAGGAGACGTTAATGGCTTATATCGAGTGGTGGAATAGAACCGGACCGATTACCCTTGGCGAACGCTTTGGGCTCAATGAAATTTCTACTCGCGCCAAAACCTTAAGTCCTATAAAATCTTATATAGAAGACAGGATCGACATGAAACCTGGCGGGATCGTAGAACCGGGTGTCACGCATTATAGTACAGACATGAGAGGAAGATCAGAGAAGCCAAAAGGTCTGGACAGTCCTCACTATAAACCTTTAAGTGTAGAAGGTAGAAAAATAGCTATGCATGTCTATGGAACTTTAGACATAAGTGATCGTCAAAGAAAAAGAATTAATACTGGTGAAATTACGATGGATACTAAAGCTCGTAAATGGAAAGAGGGGGATATCTCAGTTAAAAGTAAAAAAGGTCAACCTGTTACCGATGTAGTTTTTCCAAATAAGGAAATGAAAGCAGACTTTATAAAAGATTTAAAACTTAGAGCAAAACAACCTATGAAGGCTGTAATAGATTATGGGAATGAATGGTTTGCAGATAATTATCCTATTAGTGAAAAACAATTAAAAAGAGCTATTCCATATTTAATCAACAAACATAAAATTAAATATCTTGAAATTGAAGAAACGCCTTGGACAAGATATCTTGAAAAAAGAAAAAGCTATTTAGACGTGTCTAGTTCTGAGCTTGAAGAAGGAAGAATAAGAGAAGCCAAAACAAAAATTTTAAAAGAGAAGAATTTGGCAAGAAAAATAGATTTTGGTCATAGAGTTTCTAAAAGACATATGGCTGCGTTAGGTCTACAGTTTGATACTAATCTCGTTGGAATGGATTCTAGAATTATAAATCAAGTTATTATAAGACCTTCGGAAAAAAAATTAGATAGACTATATAGGAAACAATTTAAAATTTTTGAGCAGTTAAAAGATAATCCAACTGATGAATTATTAAAAAAAGAGCTGGCTGATATAAATAAACAAGTAAAAGCTCTTGTTAAAACTACTAGTGGAAGACTGGTAGGTGTGACTATTGACCCGAACACTTTAGAATCTTCATTTGAAGGACTAAAGAAAAAATATTCTCTTACACAATTCATGAACGAAAATATTACAATAAAAGACTTAGAAAAATTACCTCCCGCTGAACAAGAAAAATTTTTAACAAAACAACTAACCAAAGCAGTAGATGCAGAAATAAAAAAAGGATTTGTTCCAAATGATTTTAAAAAGATTTTGTCCGATAAAAAATCTCAAGAAGCCCTTTTAAAGTATGCTCAAAAAAGAGCACCGCAATTAATTGGTAAATTAAAATGGGCTTTTAAAAATCCAGCTTCAAAAGTTTCTATGAAACTTTTATCTAGTCCATTTGCATTGATAGGAGCAGGCTATTTAACTTACAAAAGTGGATTATTAGACACAGTGGTCAAAGCAGACACGTTGAAAGAGCCTGGCGACGAGACACAAGAAGGTAGCGTCATGGGAGATGTTGCTAAAGGTGCGGGTGCTATTGCTTTAGGAACTGCCATTGTTCATCCAAAGGAAACAGGAGAGTTAGCAAAAAAAGTACTAACAAAAGCAGGAAAAATTTTAGCCAAACCTATAGCTTTGACTGCATTGCCATTTTGGAAAGCAAAACAGGTAATCGGGGAAACAATTAAATCAGTTAAAGAAAAAAAATTACCTGATTACAAGCTAACCGACCCTAACACTTGGATGCACGCTGCATTTTGGAATTGGGCAGTTAAGGAATGGGGTTTAACGAAGACGTTAGACCAATTTTCTAAAGCTAACATTCCGGGGAAAGCAAAAATTTTAAGTCATGTTGTTGCAAGAGGAGGTTTAAATCCAAATCTTGTAAAGTTTATTTCTTCTAAAGTCGCATGGCCGGCAACGGCTGCAGCATCTGTTTATGATGCTTATAAAGATTATCAAAGACGTAAACCTTTCATTGAAGAACAAAAAGAATTAATAGAACAAGGGGTTGTCAAAGAAGAAGAGTTTGATAAGGAAGAGCCTATGTTTGCCATGGGAGGAATAGCGAGTTTACTCAAATGAGGAATCTAGATGAGATCGTTAAGGATATTAAGACTGTGCTGGAAGAGAAAGTTGCCCCGTCCGTTGCGGCACATAATGGTAGTATTGGTTTTATTGACTTTGCCCCCGATACTGGCGTGGCTACTTTAAAACTATCTGGAAGTTGTTCTGGCTGTGCAATGTCGAAAATCACGCTTCAGCGTGGAGTTGAGAATACCTTAAAACACTATGTACCTGAAGTTCAATCAATTGTTGGGAAAGATGATGAGGAAGCAGCGGAACAAGGCTACGAGCCTTATATTCCTAAAGACAAAGAACCAGACTGGGAAAAACTAGTCAGACACAAGTATGAATAAAACACTCGTTAAGAATATGAAGTATGTGAAATGGAGCCAGATTCCTCCTGTCAAAGGCCCTGAGCCTAGAGCCTTGATTAAAGAATCAAAACAGGATAAACCAGTAAGATTGGAGAAGAAAAATGGCAGAAATCGATAAGTCTTTACCGAACGTAAAGCAGACTTTAAAAGTACCGTCGCATCAACAACAACTTGAAATTCAGGCTGAAGCTCAGGCTTCCACGCCAACTCAACCCGAAGTCACGAAGAACGAAGATGGTTCTGCAGAAATTACCTTTGAACCCGGTGCAGTTAATCAAGAGGGCGGTCAGGACCATTACGCCAATTTGGCCGACCTTTTACCTGATTCTGTTTTAGATCCTGTGGGATCAGAACTTTGGAATAATTACGATGAGTATCGTAGATCCAGAAGACAATGGGCTGATTCCTACACGAAAGGATTGGACCTTTTAGGCTTTCAATACAAAGACCGAACACAACCGTTTCAAGGCGCAGCAGGTGCAACGCATCCTGTCCTGGCCGAAGCGGTCACCCAGTTTCAAGCGCAAGCGTATAAAGAATTACTACCTGCCGGAGGACCGGTACGGGCACAGATTTTAGGAAAGATTACAAGACAAAAACAGGATCAAGCGACCAGAGTCAAGGATTTCATGAACTACCAGATTTGTAATGTCATGAAAGAGTACGACTCCGAGTTTGATCAGATGTTATTCTATTTACCCCTTGCAGGCTCGACCTTCAAGAAGGTATACTATGACGATTTACTTGGACGAGCGGTATCAAAGTTTGTTCAAGCGGATGACTTAGTGGTTCCGTATTCCGCTACCTCATTAGAGGATGCGGAAGCCATTTGTCATGTTATTAAAACAACCGAGAACGATTTAAAAAAACAACAGGTCTCAGGATTCTATCGTAACATCGATCTACAGGTTCCCTATAACGAAGAGAGCGAACTCAAGAAAAAAGAACGAGAGCTTGAAGGCATTCGTAAAGGTTGGAATGAAAAGATTTTCACCCTGATCGAATGTCATGTGAATCTGGATCTGGAAGGCTTTGAAGACGTGGGTCAGGATGGTCAACCGACCGGCATTAAGGTTCCTTATATTGTTACCATAGAAAATTCTACGCGAAAAGTTTTATCCATTCGAAGAAATTTTAAACTCGATGATCCATTGAAAAATAAGATTCAATACTTTGTGCATTTTCGATTTCTGCCAGGTCTTGGATTCTATGGTTTTGGACTCATTCATATGATTGGTGGACTCAGCAGAACGGCAACGTCTGCTCTCCGTCAATTATTAGATGCAGGTACGCTCTCCAACTTACCTGCCGGGTTTAAACAGAGAGGCATTCGTGTTCAAAACGATGCTGTCTCGTTACAGCC